TATTGATTACCGCGTTACGGCTGAGTAGAGGGCCGAAATCGTAGTAACTGAAAGCGGTCGGTGTGCGGGTCTTGACGGTGGCAGCCATGACAGTCACTATAGCCAATATCGGAGCAAAGCGCCATAATATGCCTCATGCAGACCTGAGTGCCCAGGCTTCAAGTGGCAGCAACACCGAGTCAACGTAGTGTGACCGTTCCCGCAATACATGACCAAAGTCCTTTCACGAAAGAGGCTCTGCCTCTCAGAAGTATCGTTTTACTTTCAGCTTGCCGGTGAAGTAGTTGACTTGCAGGGACAGGTCTTGGATTCGTGATCCGTCGGTGTGCACGTTGGAGATACCAACTACTTTTTGGCTTCCCATGTACATTTCTACGTGTGACCATGTTTTGCCTGCCATTGCGTAAAAGATGAGGTCGCCGCGTACCATTCCTGTGCCGTCGCGGATTGCTGACCGGCTGGTGGTCACGGTGGAACCGATCGAGGCTGTAGCCTGCCCACCCGAATAGGTACCAATGTTGATACCCATAACAGACTTGTAGCAGGCGTATTGAATACCTGAACAATCCGTGTAACCCGACTTGTCAGGATTAAGACGGCCAGGATTGGATTGCAGATAATTAAAAAGCCCTAGCCTAGCCTTGTGCCATGCGATCAGCTTTGACCCAATGGTGGAATCACCGGGTGTGTCAGGATCGTTTGGTGCCAACGGGTCTTGATCGGGACTATCAGGTGAATAATCTGTGCCGCGCACCACCCATATTTCCTGATTTGTGGGAACCCAACGGTTAGCGGTTGTCGGCAAACAAATCGTTTCCTTACCCAACGAATCAATAATGTGCAGGGAGTCCCCTGTCCGCCTGATAGCGGCCAGGGAAACACCCCGCGCATCGCCCTCGGGAATGTCAACCGACATGAGAGTCAGACAACCTTGAACTGAACCATCGGTGCGCCGCCCTGACCGTTCGCGTTCGCATCGAACGTTGCCGGGAACACACCCGCCACACCGTCAACAACCCACGCGATCCTGCCCGCCGACGTACCGGCAGCCTGATAGCCAACCACGTTGGTTCCCATCCCGGTAACGCATGTCAGGGCGGGGGTTCCGCCCTGGGAAGCGGCCACCAGCCAGTACAGACCGGGGTTCAGGTACACATCAATTGAACCCTCAACGAAACCGATCACGGTTGACGACACGACAACTTCGGAACCGGCCACCAGAGCGCCAGGATAGCCTCCCTGACCGTCTTCCACATCTGCGTACAGTGCGAGGCGCACACTCGATGCGGCGGCGGCTGTGGTGACGTTCACGGCCAGCTTGGACACCCGCACCAAACGCGGGATGAAGATCGGCGTTGCCATCATCCGATTCACAGCCGGAGTAGCGGCAGCCGAAGACGAAACGTTTGCGGAGTAGTAGATGCCTGAACGGATTCGAGCACCCATTTCTTGACCGGCCCCCAACATTCTAACCGGACGGTCCGCAACATTATTACGGACATATGCGTTCACCGGGGCGAACACTCCCAGCCCGTTAGCGGCCAAACCCTGCAAACTATTTTCGGTTACCTCAACAATCGAGCCCCAATTCTGGGAAATGTTGATACGTGCCGATGAGCAGTTACCGATCCGGTTTCGTCGGATACTCAGCATGTCCGAAAGGGTGACCGTATCTACAGCACCCTTTACAGCAATTCCGTAACCTCCGGTGGCACTGATAGTGTTGTTCTCGATATCGACACCAACGATCGTATTACCCGAAACTTGATGCACAGGAGCAATTATTACCCCGGCCATGTAACTTGCAGCCACCTGACGGGAAGCATCAATGTAGTTGTCTTCAATACGGATACCGGAATGCTTGTCACCAACAAAGCTGACAACGTGGCCGTTGGCACCAATGAAACGGTTGCCGCGCATCTTGATCCCCGCACTCTGCGCGGTCGAATGGAAACATTCGGCCAACTCTTCACCGACGAAATCGGAAATGTCAACCGTGTTGTCATAGATACGCAGACCGATACCGCCATTACCCATTCCGTACGTGCCGCCCTCATCACCGATGCGGATACCGTGAATGTAGGAATCGGCAGACTCCGGAGTTCCCTTGGTGCCCTTCACCGTGCAACCGGCAATCGTGGTGTTCTTACCCCTGGTAATAATTCCACCACCACAACGGATAGCGGCACAGTCACGAATGGTTACAGCATCGGTAGAGCCGTGCGTAGAAATGCCGGAAGAGGAATCCGCGACAGCGGTAATGCCCCGGTACTGCACGTTGCGTGCCCGGTCGGCATCGATTGTGTGACGGTTGTTGTGCCCGTACAGATCAACCGCCCGAACATCATTCACAACTGTGAAATGGAAACCGTACCCGTAACCAACACGGTTAACGTTCTCTGCCCGCGAATTGGAAACAACAATGTCCATGCCGACATTGACAATGAAACCGTCCGTTGCACCCGGCGCATCAATGGAAATGAGTTCCGCCCGCAAACCGTCAACACCCTTGATCTGAATCACTGACTTGTCGGCAACACCCTTCACATGAAGATTGGTGATGTGCAGATTCTTGACAGGAATGATCGGGGTGACAATGACGCCGCCCGTCACGTCGTAGGTGTTCCACAGGTTCGCGTCCAAGGTGAGTGTGGTACCGGCTGCCGACTTGATACGGGCAACCTCTTCCTTGAACACCGTCAGACGGTCAGGATTCTCCACTTCGGCTTGTGACTGAATCCACACCAGCATTCCCGGCACCATACCGACAGTGGTTGCAACCTTGATCACATTTGTGAGAACAGCGGTGGAAACAATCATGGCCGTAGCCGGAAGGAACTGCCCGCGAATGTCAACACCGAAACCGGTAGGAACGGCTGACACGTCCAAGGTGGCGCCGTTACCGTCCAGGGAAACATTGTCGTCCAGAACGGGCGCCAGGGCGGCAGTCAACGTGTAGGTACGGCCATTTCCGAGCAACACGGTAGAACCGTTCTGGGAAGCTGCGAATGCGGCGTCCAGCACGGCCTTGTCGGTGGCATCAGCGGTGCGGAACTTTTCGGCGTCGATCCGTGCCGCATTGTTGACGGTGTGGATTTGGTCGAACGCTTCCGACACGCGGCCATCATCGGCAAAAAAACCATTTCTGGGCATTATCGTTTTCCTTATTCCCGGTAGTCGGTGTCGGTGGTGACAAACTCTTGCATTTCGCCCAGAACGATAACCATTTCGGCCCATTTGGATTCAATGCTGGCCTCGCTGTCAACAACATGCTTGATGACAGTTGCATGACCCGCGATCAGTTCCAGCAACTTATGGCGCATCCGTTCCTGAATCTCAAGATGCGTCAAACCGTCCCGCATCGAAAAACCTTGAACGTCAGAAATAGGGCCAAAAAGCCGACCCGTAGATACGGACACTGTTATTCCTTTCATACATTGAATCTTGAACGTCGGTGACTTGCATGAAAAGAGAATCCAATTCGTTCACGATGGAAGCCTCAATGTTCAGAAAAGAACGCCGCCATTGCATCAACAGTGCGGCGGTGTGCCCCTGGGAACCCTTCAAATGTACCGTATTCGCACCCGTCGCGGTACCAACCGTTTTCCCTGTAGCATCATTCACAGCACCCTGGGACGATTGACTATTGGCATCCGTGAACGCAGACGCATAATCCGCATTACCGGACAGCGCAACCTGCGGGGTGGTGCCCGACACGGAACGACTCTTGCCGTCCGCCGTGCTGTCTGCCGTTGAATGGTCTGTCCGGTCGGCCTCGGTGGCCTCACTGTTGCTGCCGTCCCTGGTGGTGTTCATTGTTTCGAACGGATCGAACGTCAGCGTTTCCGAATGCAACATTTGATTGTAGTACGGCATAATCAAACGGAGCTTATGATTCAACATGTAACGGAACATGTCAGGCGACTCTTGACCAATCTCCCGATAAAAGTAATGATCGAGAATCTTACGGTTCAACCCGTAAAAATCCTGTCCGCCCTCCGGTGTGTCAACAATGTTGAACTGCCAGCAACGGGAATCATCCTGCACACCGCGCAACGCCTCATTATAAATCGGGTAATCCGCTTTCGTCATACCGAAATCAAACTCTTGCTCAATCAAATCCTTGACACGGATTGTGAATGTTCCGCTCATGCCGCTGCACCTTCCTTTTTCTTGGTGACTCCGACAAGCTTAACGTCCGCTTCGCCGTTCTGCGTTTCTTCGGCTGCAGCACTGCCCAATTCCATTCCGGGCATGTCGGCCATGTCGTCGACGGACACATTCCATTCAACCGAAACGTTCAGCTTGAACTTTTTGTTGATCCGTTCGCACGCCTCTTCGCGGGAGTCCAGGGCGATACGGCGGGTTGCCAGAACTTCGGAATCGTTTGCGGAAACCTCAGCCGAAACGAGACGTTCCCGCTTGTCTTGATTGGCATTGTTGATACCAAGAAAGGTGAGGCATTCCGTCCACGTTTTCCGCTTGTCAATCAACATGTTCGTAATCAAGTCTTTGTCTACTTGCATGTTGAGCACGGTGACGGCCTCGGAAAGATTCTTGGCGAATGCTTCCTGAACCTCAATCACCGACTGTCCTTGTTCCACCTGACGGAAAAACTCGCGTACCGACTTAGCCGTTTCCGGATTCGCGGCCAGGATGAACGGATGACGCAAAGCGTCCACGTTGATTTCCACGGTACGGTCCATGCGCGCCATACGGTTTGAATAGATTTGCACCATATCCAACTCAGGGTGACGAAGGTAGTTCGCCCAAATCGGCACGGCCTCTTTCGCGGAAACCGTCAACCCGTCAAGACCCGGTTGGGAACCGTTCGTATAAATATGGAACGCGGTCGGATCGAAATACATATCCAACGGGCCAGGATTACTAGCACGCAAACAAAGGAACTTGTCCCAACCGGGACGATTCTTTTTCGTGGTCGGGTCAATCTCGGTAGACTTGGTGTGTTTGAAGAACACCGCAAGCGCATAACGGAACAAAGTGAGTTCCAGATAACGCACCCGCACATCACCCTGGGAATCCTCATCATCCCTGTCAGGAAGACCAGACCACTTGAAACGGTTACAGGCAAGCTCCGTGATCTGCCGCATGTAAAAGGATTCGATCAGGTTGACGCGGGCCGTTCCGGAATTGTACCGGAAATTGTCATACAGTCCACCGGCGTAGTCGGTTGGCTTACTCACAGCGTCACGCCCTCAAGTGGTTGATTGTCCGCAATGTCAATGTTACCGATATCGCCAGGAGTTGTCCAGACGGTGACTCCCTGCTCGAAAATGCCTCGAATGGCTTGCTTGTACAGTTCCGGACACGCACCCGATGTGAGGTACGTTTGCTTCAACTTCCAATACGTAAACTTTGACATTACCGTAAACGATGACGGCATTGCACCAAAGCGGTTGATTGCGTAACCAAACCGCAACCAATATTCACCAATTGCATTACGGGAAGCTGCCTGCAATGTCTTGACCTTGAAGAAAACGCCCCACTTGAACATGATCAGGTTGAACGCTTCCCCGCCCATCTGCCCGGAAGTTGAAGGTTGAAGCATCTTGGCATCCTGCACCCGCGCATTGATGGAAGCAATATCCATCTGGTTATCCTTAGCGGCAATACCCTTTGCAAGATTGTAGTTCCGCTCGTTGATTTCCGTCGCGTTACCCGCCTGCAAGGCGGCAACCTGCGTCATGGAGTTTGCCTGAATGCCTGCGCGCGCCATTGTTGCGCCCATGTCAACAACCGGCAGGTTGCCCGCACCTGCACCCGCCTGTGCACCCTGGGTGAAGTTCTTACCCTGTGATGCGAGTCCCTGGGCACCGGCAGCGAAACCGTTAGCTCCCTGCTGTACCGCCGTGATACCTGCCTGACCGAGCAATCCGGCGCGCTCAACTTCCATGCTCTGAACGCCAGTCCTGATATTGCCAGCGGTGTTGTCTGCCGTGTTGGACGCGGTTTGCATGGTTCGCACCTGGGACCAATCAGCGGCATTGTACTGGTAGCCGATCTGCTGCCGATTACCAGCCATGTAAGAATAGTACATGTCATTCACCAGCGAAAATTGCGGCAGGTTGAAAATGCCAGTGGTGACGTCAAGGAACTCGGCGTAATCATTGGGCAAAATATCGTTAGACTTGTCTGCCAACGCGTCAGCATCCGACGCATACTTTTTGCCGTTGTACTTGAACGGGTAGAAAGCGATACGGGCGTCCGGTGGTGCAAGGTGCATTCCCATACCCACATGCAAGTCATCCATGGAAAGACATTCCGGCTTCAAGATTACCGGGTTGCCAGTGTAGGAAGTCATTTCCAGTAGCGCGTACGGGTAGGTCTTGAACTTGTCAAGGTTGCTGTAGCGTGCGGGAATGTCAATCTTGGAACGCCAGTCAGCGGCAATTTGAATAACCTCGGCAAGAGCTTGCCCTCCGAGAACGTACAGCGCTTTTGCGTTACCCGCCCACGCGAGAGTTTGCTCATTCGCATTTCCGCTTGCTTTCATTTCAACATAAATGTTGGGCACGGCGCTAATCGAAATAATGCCCTGGGTTACCCAAGGAACCTCTGTTGCATATAGCATAAACTGCATGAAATCATTTACCTGCATCAAATAGATTTCACACCCGTTCGGCATACGTTCCCACGATGAACCTGTAGCTGTACGCAGCTTCGGATCATCTATCGTGCCGGGATCGTTCTGCCATGTAACCGTCGTGGCCACCATCACCGTGAAATCCCATGTATCCCCTGTAGCAATCACATGCTCCATGTGATCCGAAATGACATACTCATTGCCAACGTCCAGACCCTCAGGCACTGTCAGGTATTCCCTGCCATGATCGGCAAACTGGTTCACGTTCGCAATTCCAATGTGGCCGCGTTCAATGTAACAATTCCCAAACTGCACAAACCGGGAGAAGGTTTGCCACACATCAAGCTGCAACGTGAGCCGGGTTGCCTGCGGGGAAAGGTATTGTACGCCGGTGATGAAATAGTAGAATGTGCGCGGTTCGTCCACGTTGTTACCGAGCGGTTGCGCAGGGTTTGTGACGCGGAGGTAGTTGTATTTGAAACACTTGTTGAAAGGTAAACCAATCGTGACCGGTTCAAACGGCTTCAAGTAGGACGCGCCGGTGGTGTACTCCGGACCCTTCACCGTGTTCAGGTAGGCGTCCAGGGAACCTTGTGACCCGTAGTTCACGATATCGCGGTACGCGGCGTCCCACGGCACATTGTGGAGCGACAGGGAAGAGTTCGGGGACCATGCGGCGTAACTGAAATCGTGGCCGAAAGTGTGCTCAATGGCTTCACCGTACGGCGGAGGGGTTACGGTCATTTCGATTCCTTACCCAGAGTGCCGTTGTAAACCCAAACCTTATGGTCGGAGCGGTTGCCAGGATCAAGCATCATCTGGCCGCGCATTTCCAAATCAGGCGTAATGAACACCGCGTCATATGCTTGGGTGCCCGCATTGTCCAGCGTGTCAACCGCTTTGGTGGCGCGAATCATTCCATGCTTTGTGGCAACCTCAACGGCATGAGCCGTGTTCCAATCACCCGCAATGATCGTTGGAACACCCTTGCGCACCAAAGTAAACGCCTTGGCAATGTCAGCCATTTTCTGCGACTCGGACGCAATCGACGTAGGACGCGGATGCACAGAAATGATATCCAAATACAACTTTGTGGAACGATCCTGCAACTTCGCACGCTGCGCACCATGAATCGCAGTACCAAAACTCACATGATCCGACGCCGAATCAAGAGCATGTTCCCACTTCGTGTCATCCCACATGGTCGCCACATAGTTATACGGGTAAGTCAGGTAACGAGACGAACCCAGAACCTTACGGATCGCATTACGGCGCGACTCAGAAACCTCACACAACACATACAACGAACAATTCATCATGTCCCGCATAAACACGCCAATAGACGCCGAATCATCATCCAAACCGCCAAACCTCTCAGCCTCCCAATTCGCCTGCCCAAACCTAAACAGCCTCGGCTGCTTGGTGACAGGAATGGTTGGTGCATTTGCCTGCAAGGTGAAAGCCTGAATCCTGCGTACACCCTTCCAGATATAGCCAGGACGATTCTTGAAAGATGCCAGCGGAGTCTTATCTACACCGTAAGCGCGACCTCTTGCCTCAATAACAGTATCAGAATCAAGCATGATACCAACATGAGAAATATAGCCACCCGAATATAGGAATGCAAGATCGCCCAAACGCGGGGAGTTGGTCGCCACCGAAAGATTATA